GGTTCCCATTAAGGCGGTGTGGGTCTGAGACACGCCGTGCAAGTTTGACGTGTTGCGTGTCGTGTGCTAGCGAAAAATTGAACGGGAAAAACGTGACGTGTCGGCGTGTCGTGTTTTGTGTGTGTTATATTGGAGGTGTCAACAAAAAAAAACAACACAAAAAAGGAGTGATTAAAATGATGTATCGTCAAGACATTGAGAATGAGGTTGTTGATTACATTCGTAACAGTGGTGAGCGTGTTGCGGATTATGATATTGATGCTATTGTGGATTGTCTTGTTGTTTTCTATGAGCATAAGGGTGTTGAGTTTTATCGTTATTGTTTTGAGACTGTGGTTTTTATGAATCGTGTAGTCGAGTGAACAATAAGGGAAGGAGAGTTAAAATGTTTAAAGTTAATGCCTATGTAACTGAGATTGTACCGAATCATGTATATTCGGTTGATATTGACGGTTGTGAGAAAATTGTTACTGCTTGTAAGGAGATTGATAATGGCGTGGTCACGTTTAAATCAGCTCTTACTATGGTTCTTGAATTGAATTATGGTGATTGTGATTTTGATTTCATATGTTGTGGTGTTGAGAATGGTGTTTGTTCATATGTTGTTTCAATTTATGATTTTGTGTGGTGACTGATATAAAATAAACCGGTTGGTAGTAATGCCAACCGGTTTATTTTTTGTTTATTGTATTAGACGTGTTGTGTGAAGGCTAAGAATATTTCTTGCGCTATACTACCATATGGCGTATATATTATACCGTTTTTTGTTTTGGTTGGATTGTGGTATCCGGTTAGTGTTGGGCCGTTGTTTTTGTTAGTGCCGCTATATTTGTATAATGCGGTATCGTCGTTTATTGTAATAAATTTCGGTACTTCAAATAGTTTTGCCCCCCCGGCTAGTGTGGTGGTCGCAGTTAGGTGCGCTTGTACGGTTATTGTGCCGTGGTCTAATGTGCATAAATCTCTACCAGTTCCGGTTACGTTGTCGCCGTATGTTAGAGGTTTCATGGTTTTTGTGCAACCACCGTACCCGCCCTGTAGGACGCTTGCGAATTTTGTGCCCATTACTTCGTATCCGGTGTCGTTTGGGTGCTTATCATCACTAGAGATGTTTTGCCATTCTCCAAGGTTTAGTTCATAGCCGTATTCCGCGAAACGTGCATATCCGCATTTTGTTACGCCATTGCTTATCTCGGCGTATCGTTGTAGAAGTGTGTCCCACACCTGATATGCGGTCCATTGGCACGGGTACACGACTATTTGCGCGTTATGGAATAGGTTATGTGCGTTTTGTAATGTGTTGATAACAGCGTTAGTAACATCGCTGGTATCGTTTTGACCACCTGTTATCATAATAAAATCAATGTCGTTTGTGTTTGGTACTTGTGTCGCCGCATAGTTTATTTGGTTGTTGTAATTTCTGTGCGTATTGGTACCCGTTGCAATCCAACCGGCACCGCCATCACTGTAATTGTAGATGGTTGCGTTGAGTGTTTTACCCATTACCGCATATGGGTTTTTTGTCGCCTCATTTGTGGACATATACCCTTGCCCGTATGAGTCTCCGATACATACTATTGTCGAGTTGTATGGGTTAGTTAGTCTTGGTTTGATAATGATGTTATAAAGATTGTTCGCGTCCGTTATGTTGTTTGCATGTAGTGCGGTAAGGTTATTGTTTATGTCGGTTATGTTATTGTTTATGTCGGTTATGTTTGATTCGTTGGTTTGCGCCATGTTTAGCGCGTTGTTTGCTGTTGTGGTTGTTGTGTCTATTTTGTTTTTGAGTTGTGTTGCGGTTTTGGTATCGGTTACGCCTAATGCTGTGAGATTTTTGGTGTTGTTTTGTGCTGTTTCTAGTGCTTGTGTGGCTTTACCGCCCGCAGTGTTTGCGTTAGTGTTGATTTTGTATAGAGTATCGTCGATAATGTCCATTGACGCATTGTATTGGTCGTTTAGGTTTGCCGCGTCGCCGGTTTGATATTTTTCGAGATTGAAGTTAGTTGTGTATTCGGTCATGTTAGTTGTCTTTCTTGAGATTTGTCGGGTGATTTATTTCTTCTTGCACCTTTAGTTGATGTATTACGCAGTCTAGGGTACGCATTGCGGCGTTGTATCCGTCGCGTAGATCGGCTAGGTCTCCTGTTTCGTATAGTGGCAGATGATAGAACGGGGTTTCTGTTGCCATGATGATATGCCCTTACTTGGATGGCGGAATTGGATAGCCCTCTGCGGTTTTTTTGAGGGTGCTGAGGTCGGTAACGGTGAAAGTTTCCGTGCCGGTGCGGTTTAATATGTGGTTGAGAGTGGTTCCAAGTGTTTTTGCGTTAGCCGCGGTTAGACCTAGTGCTTGTATGAATGCGGCTAGGCCCTCGGGTAGTACTTTATTGTTTAGCGCTAAGTCCGCTTTATCGCTGACGCTTTTTATGGCGTCATCGATTTTATCCATTGATGAATTGTACTGGTCAAGTAGATTTGCGGAGCTTCCCGCCTCGTATTTTTCCAGTGCATAATTTGTGGTGTTAGCCATGATACTCCTCTTTTATGAAAGTGGCGGGTATTTATCGCCGGTGGTTGGGTTAGTGACACGTGGTGTTGTGTCATCGAATATGGTGAGATTGCCGATTGCGGGTGTTTCGTCGGTTCGGTGCTTGGCTAGTTTGCCGGTGTTGATATCGGCTGTTTGAGCGACTCGCGCGCCGTACACCGCTAGTTCGCGGTACAAATCACGTAGTGCTGTTTTACTGTCAGTGTATTCACCTTTTGTGACGTTCCATATTAGTTGTGTGTCTCCTATGTGGTCGATTTGTTCTTGTATTTGCGCTATGGCGATTGCATAATCGTTTAGGTGTGCTTCAATGTTTTTTATTCTTGTATCGTAGTCGTTCAATGTTTTGTTTATGTCGGTTACGATTTCGTCAAGATATGCCGTTATGTGGTCGATTTCACACGCAATGTGTTTTATTATTTCCTCTTGACTTTTGGCGTTCCAGTAAAACGCGGGTATGGCGGGCGTGTACGGCCATACCGAGAAAAACGGTAGATATGGAAACATTATTTTTCCTTCCTTGCGAGGTTGATTCGTTGTGCCAAAACGTCGGCGTATTGTAGCATGATGGCGTATTGTTTTATCAACAATTTATAGTGATTATCATTTGTCAGCTTTTTCTTTTTGTTCATTTGTTTCAATAGATAATCACCCAGTTTGTTGATGTTTTCGGTAAGTTTGGAATATTCGTTTTTGACGCGGGCTAATGTATTGGCGTCCATGAAATCACCTCACTAATAATTGTTTATGTTGATAGTCCATAACGGACTAAAACATGATTCTAGATGGTCGAGTAACAATACGTCAATATCGACATATTCGCCGTTGCGTATGCGATTGACTTTGTCCATGAAATTACCGTTAGCGATCGTCTCGTATTGATTATCTGTTGCGTTGCTTGCGTAGTCCTGATTTTCGGCCAGTTGAGTCGCCGGGAAATCGCTGAAAACGGTTCGCATTTTGTGCCATGTGTCGTTATCACTGAGTATTATGTCAGGGTTTTTATCTGTAAGCGCGTATAGTGGGCGTAATGTCGGCATGATTTCTTGTATGAGCCGTATGAAGTGCCGTCGCCATCTTGACGGCGGCATAACGCCTAATTCCCGGTCGTAGAAACGGTTTTCGATTTTGCGACAACAGCGCGTGTATTGCGTGTCATCATAGGCAACGTCCCGCCATGACCATGAGGCATTATCCCAGTCAACACCGCCCGGCACGTCAAGTAGTTCGCCAAACGTGTACGTCATCACGCCATGAAATTCGTCGCGTGATTCGCACGGCTGATAGCTGTCTATGTCATTCTGCATTATCATCACCGGCCAATCTTTCAAGGTTGTTCAAATAATCATAATTGCGTGAGATGTTGTCTTCGTTCCACACGACTTGTATCGGTTCCTTGAGGTATTTTTCAAACCGAGTGTTGAGTATATCGCAGGCGGCGCGCCGTTCCTCCAGTTCGCTGAGCGCGCGTAGGTCGGTCGGTTCGCCGTAATCCTGTATTTCATCAGAGGTCTGCCGTTCCATTTTCAAGGGTAGGTTTTTGATACCTAAGGCTTGGTAGAACGAGTTCCACGTGTTTTGTATGTCGTTCTGTAATTCCGTGCCGATGTATTCGACGTTGGTTTTCAGCACGTTGGCTTTCATGGAATCGGTGAAACCCGGTGTCGCCATGATTGCCATTTCACCGCCGCTGATTTGCTTGATAACGTTGATACCCGCCGTCTGCTGACCGGCTGGAACCTCCAAAATAAACGGTGTTTTCTGGTTGAAGCGATTTTGCCGTCGCGTCATGTACAAATCTTCAATCTCATGCGCGAAAAACTCGATGGTCGGAATGAGCGGCGTGCGGGCACGGTTAGCGTAGATGAAAACACCGTTTGAGTTGTTGACCGGGAACCGCCAGCCGTTAATACCGTAGCTATCCCATTTCTTCGGTTTGTAATATACGTTGAAATTCGATGTTGTCACCGCCTGTGTGCTGAAGAACACGCCGGGCTTGCTATGCGGGTATGCGATTGTCGCGTAACCGAAATATAATAGATTGTATTCCAGAAACCATGCGTCGCACGTCTTGGGCAGATTCAACCATTTGAACCGTGATAACGCGATATTCAGCATTTGAGAATACGCCATCGAATACGCTTGCGAATTGAGCGCCTCGGACTGTTGCCATACCGGTGCGCCACGCTCGCCCAGTTCCGCGCGGGTCAACGGTCTTTTATGTGTACGTTTGCGTCCCATATTTTTCACCTTATAGATTGTCGTGTACGAAGTCGCCGCCGACTTCCTCGGGCCTGTTCCATATTGTAACACCGGTATTGAAAATATCCCGTATTGTCTGCAATTGCTCGTTTTGCGCCAATGGGCATATTGTCCATATGTCGGCGGTCTGCCAATACGTGTAATGCTTGCACGTTGTCAGCGTCGGTTTGTTGTAGAGTTTGTTGCTTGCTATCCCGTAGCGTAGCATGTAATCGCCCGCCGCCGCTATCGCGCCGTTATCTTCCGTGACTATTTTCACGGTCATGGTGTCAAGCCCCGTGGCCTGTCTGAAATTGTCGCCGCCATACGCGCCGACTGGTTGCGCTGGATGGTTGAGCATGTCGCGCCATGACGCATTCGTGTTGTCGCGCGTGTTCGTCATGATTCGTTTGGCGTTGTCAACCGTCACACCACGTGACGCGCCCGCATTAGTGTTGGCCGTGCCCGTGCTTGTGGCGGTCATGTCGGTAGCCGCGCTTGTGCTGTACTCGGTGACGCGGTCGGCTTGCGTGTTCGCGCGACTGGTCACGGCGGTGGCCTGTGTTATGGCATGTTGTGTTTGCTCGGTGTTGGCCTGTATTGCGGTTTTCGCTTTATCATTTGCAACATAATTAGACGTCGCGTTGAGTTCCTGACTGTTAGTGATTGCAATACCAGTATTGTAACCCTGAAGCGCCGCGCCGCCGATTGCCATTGCACCGGCCACCACCGGTGAGGCCGCGCCGCCGGTGCCGATTACCAGCGCGGCCCCCGCTATTGAGCCTATCGCGCTTGCCACGTTTGTTATTGCCTGAGTTTGGGTGCCTTCCACAAAAGCTTTATTCTGTAGTGTATTATCATCACTTACATCACGGTTGATTTTGACCGTGCTAGTTTTCAAGTCAGCGTTTTGGCGTGTGTTCGAGTATGTGAGATTATCCGATCGCACACTATTGGACTCGTCTTTTATCGCTATGTCACGTTGATTCGCGCGTGCGGTGTTCGACACCGTCGCCGCACTGCTACGATACGTGTTTGCCTGACTGACATTAGCCGAGCGCGCACCGTTTTCATACGTCAGCGTGGCGTTTTGTCGTGCCTGACTTACGGCGACATTGTAAGCGGCGGCGCGTTGCGCATCGATTGCGCGGCGTTGCAACGCGTACGTTGGAATGTCATGGGATATGAGCGTTTTGAGTACGTCCGCGTTCGGCACGTCGGCGGTAATGCTAGCACCGTTGATGGCGTTGATGGTTATGGACGTGCCGCCGTCACCTCCGACGCCGTCAAGCCATGCGAGTTGTCGTAATATCGGGTAGCTTAATGACGTGACGGCTTGCGCCGAGAGATGGCCGCAATCAGCTATTTCCACCCGGGTTTTATTGCCGATATTGTCGGATATTTCCAAGTGCGCGTAGGGCGCAAGGTACAGTCGTGTTATTTTGGCGTATTCGGGCGAATAGCCGAAGTCATTTATTGTTAGATTAATGTCCGCTAGTTTTGCGCGCGCGCCGCTGACCGTATGCCATTCCACATCATTAACCGTAGTGACGGCTCCAAGGTGCATCATGTTCGCCGTGGAAACGAAAACAGATACGATTTGTGACATGATATGCGGATAATACGCAAACATCGTATCAAAATAATCACCCGATACTTTGGATGATTCCAGAGCGTACATGTACACGTTACTTGCGGTGAGGTTATCAATGGAATTATATGACGTACCCGCACCGGCTACGTTTGACGTGTTTATGTTCCCGGCACCCCATACAAAACCATTGACTGTTTCATCGTCATTGGTATATGACGGGCTGGTATCTGTAACGTCCGCACCGCGCACATTGCTCATTGATTGCAATTGTTGCGGGGAAAAAGTTGCGGCCAAACATATGTATCTTGCCCCGTTTTGCAAGTTAATCGCCGTACTTTTTCTAATGTTCGTCGCCGCGTTGCCATAATCAACGTCGGGCAACGTAAAATCACGACAGTTGGCCCGTGGGTTCTCCAACAGTTTTTGCGGTGTCGTTTCCGTCAACGGCGCGTGACCGCGCGACAGCAACAAACCGTTAATTGTGGTGCTGTTGATATAGTCCGTCCATACATCACGCACAAGCGTGCATGTTGTCGTGTTCGGCGCTTCCGCACGTACAGAGGTAACGAAAAAGTGATAGCGTGTCTGCACGTCGGTTTTCTGATACGGCGTATTGACAATATCATGCGAAAAATCAACGACAACGTAATTATACCGTTGCGCCGTCATATACGGTACGGGTAATTTTATGCCGTCCGTATCGGCGCGCGCGATATACATGTTAGTTATGAGCTGGACGGCGAAACCGTCAAGCGTATCGAACCATGCATCTCTTGCGGTATCATCTTGGAATTTCACGACGTCGTGATAGTCGTCGTACCAGTTCACGCGGCACAACTTTATTACTGTGTTTGGCGTCCAAACATTGTAATCGAACGTGTTGCGATACTGTTCATACACGCGCGTATCAGTATCGGGAAACGTCGTAGCATTTTGCAGATGTGGAAAGTCCATATCGCATCCTTCCATATACGAAAAATGGGTGGTGCTTCATGTGAAACACCACCCATTTTAACATGAAGACTATTTGACGGTGAAAGTGCATACAGCCTTATGCTCAGTGGTCTCCCCGTTCGGGTTGACATATGTCGCGGTACCGGTCACGGTGATAACGTCGCCCGCCGTGAGGCCGCCGCGCTGGACATGCAAGCGGGCTTGGTCATCAACGAACGTGTTGATATCGAGCTGGAACGTCGCGCCGGGAGTTTTCTCCTGTGAGGCGTGCCGGGCGGACACTTCGTAGGTTGCGGAGTTCGGCGCAACCTCGATCGCGGTGCCGGTGGGTTCGACGGTGGCGGTGAGCTTCGGCGTGAGCTGTACCACGTCGCCCGCCTTGACGTCGCCCGTGGTCGGGGTCAATGTGAAACCGGTCACGGTCTGCGTCACGGCCGTGATGCTGGTACCCGCGTCGGTCGTGAACAGCGCACACGGCGTGAACGGCGACACGCCATAGATGCCCCAATGGTTGAGATACAGCGTGTTGCCAAGTGTCTGCGGGTTGTAGAATTGGGTTGTGCCGTACATGGTGTCTCGCACCTGATACCAGTCTGTCGAAACAAGCAACGCCACCGCACCGGGGATACCGAGGCTTGGCACCTGAACGATACGATACGGCACTTCGGCTTTGTCCAGCTGGAACACGGCGGACAAAGCGTCAACGTCAAGTGACGCAAGATATTCCGGTTCAATCAACAGCACCATTTGCTGGGGGTTGGCGTACGCCGGAATGTCGGTCACGTTGAGCGCATTATATTGCGTTGAGGGGAACTGCATACGTCCGGCGGTCGAACGCAACGCCTTGAGCAACGTCTTGGCGGTCGTTTCGTCGGACGGGATGCTATCAAGATGCACCTTGTAAAACCCGAGGTTCTGCTCATAATGATTAATCAAGGCGAGCATGATGTTCATTTCGTCATAATTATCGCTGTTGCGCGGCGTTTCCATGATTTGCGCGATGAAACGGTTCAGACCGTAATCATCCACGAACGCCTGCCGCAATTCGTCTTCTGTCCATGAGATGGGGTACTGGTCACGGCGGTTCATCTCGTAGAACCACACGGCGGCCTCGGGGCGGTGCATTTTCAGAAGCTCTTCGGCGTCATCCTTGTACCCGTGCGCCTTAATCCATTTTACGGCGATTTCCTGCACGGTCGAACCCCAGTAGAGGTTTTCTTTTTTGAAAATCGCCAGCGGGTTCTCGAACGGCGCGTTCTGGGCCATCACGGTGAGTCCGATACGGTTCACCATGTTCCAAACACAATCATTCAAATATTGACGGTTCATGGGGTCGAACAGATAACGCATGGTGTTCGCCACGCCGGTTTGCGTCGCGCTCGGTATGCGTTGCTGATAATCGTCGGTGCCCTTGGTACGGACTTTATCCAAAATCGTAGCGTTATCTACAGCCATAATATTTTACTCCTATCCGTTACAGTGTGTAATCGAGGTTTTCCAAGTCTTCCGCCGCCGCCTGTGCGATTGCTTCCGCCGCGTCATCGTCGGTTTCCTTGACGGTCGCACCGTTTTCGACCATCTGCGCCACAGAATCTGTGAAATTGTCGTAGATATCGTCAATTCGTTCATTCATTGCGTCAACCTTATCAAGCAACCGTGACAGCATGTCGCGCAAATCATCGAACTCGCCTTCACGGTGCGCTTCGTCGGAGGTGAGGTCATCACGTTCGGCGGTGTCCCTCTCCTCGGTGGTTTCGTCATCCATTTGTTTTTTCCTTTCATATATGAAAAAAGTCGTATCGGCGTAATACGGGCCGATACGACTTAAGAATAGCATACTTGCGACATGACTCACAGCAACAACCGGCGCGCATATCCCTTACGGCCATATCATTGGCGGAGTCAACCGTGGAAGTCAATGACAATGTTTTAGCGGTCTCACTGCGGTATCTCTTTGTATGCCATATGTTATTTTACACCGAAATTCTTTAACATTTCACTTACGGCGTGTTGCGTTTCCACCGTATCATATCGCAGATACCCCAGCGCATAATATGATGTAAGATTACGTATCAAATCTTTGGCCATGTTCGCGGTAAGATAGTTAAGTTTGTTGTCCGCTCGGGTGATTGCGAAATACGGCACATGCGCGCCGCCATCATATTTCGAGGATACGAAAACATAGCCGCAACGCAAATCAACATAAACGCCGTATTCGTTTTGCAACCATCGAAAAACATACGTAAGTTTTGTATGTCCGTGTGGTTTTTCGATAAAATCAGTATTATTCCGCGCGAATTTATTTTTAGAAGTGACGTCGTCGTTGTTCTTCAACATCCGCCCCGCCACCGTGTTCTTTGTTTTTTGTTCGGCGTATTCATCGTTCCGCACATAGTCGAACAGACATGTTTTCCCGCACAGCCATTGCAAGCCGTATTCTGGTTCCAACGGTACGTCATAATGCTGGAAATACGGGTTAAAAGCGTCGCAAGCATTACCGAGCAAAAATATTCTCGGTTTGCGTAATCCCGTATCATCTGCACGTTCTCGCGTGACGGTATCCACAAGTTTCGCCAATTGCTCAAACTCGTTTTTCAAATACGTATGATATCTATCATCATTATCTATGATGATTTCATCCATGCAGATATTGCGCACATTAACATAAGTGCTCTTCTTTTTCTGCTGTTGTAATGACAATGGTATAAAATACCCGATTGTTTTCCACGGGTTTTCTTTTTTACCGGTTTTCTTTTTGCGAATTTCAGCCATTTTATTCGTTGTCCGAAATTCATAATCGGGAAAAATATCATCTTGTACGATACGACTAAAATAGTTTGCCGCAACATCGTTGTTTTCCTCACGGAAACGTGTCACTTCCACGAAACAATAGCCGTTTTTCAAATAATCCTCTATCATGTATTTTCGTACACCGTATGTCTTGCCTAAACCACGCGCGCCGATAATCATGTTCACATCTGCGTTACGCGGCAATATCAACGTCTTCAACCGGTCATAATAATATTTCGCCATCAATGCTCACAATCATTGGTCTGCCGTCCCTTACAATAAGTTCGCGCGGCAATGTCTCAACATCCCTATTATATACGTCCCGCATGTATGCAAGATTCTCGCCGTTGGCCTGTTTGTCCGATTCCCCCAGCCATCTGCCGGACGGGTACAACGCTATCGCCTCGGGCGCGTCAACATGATATGTCGCACCCCGATAATCGGTGACGGTGCCGACGTACCTATCCCACACATGCGGACGGTTACGTTGCAACGTATGGCAAATGTCATAATCAACCAACACATCATAGCCAAGCGCCAAACGTACCGTTTCCGCGAACCCGTGACCCGTGCGCATAATGTCCTCGATACAGTCCTCAATGGTGTATACTCCGTCGGGCCGTGGCAAGCCCGCGCAAGTGACATGCACACGCCCGCCCACGTCCATACTGACACGCGCCTTGTTCCACAGTTCCACGTGTTCGGCGTAACGAGTGGTGCCGCCACAGTCCTCAACCTCGAACTTGCCGATATGGTCAAGCGTAGACGCCATGTCGGGCGCGGTGTTTCGGACGCGCCGCATGGTGAGATTGATTGCGTTTTCTATCGCGGTGTGCAATGGTTCGAGCGCGTCCAACAGTTCCGCGTCGGTCACGTCATTGGCGCAACTGATTTTAAGACTGTCCGTATCGCCGCCCGTGACGGTTACGCGATTCCCGAAACGCCGATATATCAGCATCATGGCTATTACCAGATGCATACGTGACCCGGCTACAATCCGCATACCATACGTGTACAGCACGCGCGGTGTCTTCGGACGTTTTTTCGCAAAATTCCCGGGTGTGCAAATCGTGTTTTTATCTACTTCCAGTTCGCCTTTTTCCGTCACACGGTAATCGGCCTTCATGACGTCCTGAGCCTGAGTGCCATAGATACCATTAAATTGACCCTTAACGGTGCTACCGTAATAGGATTGCAGAAATTTCACGCTCAACGTGCCCGCCCTAGCGTCACGCGCGATTCCCTCGGGTATTGACTCGGGTATATCACCCGCATACGGCGCACCTTCGGTGTAGTGTTTAATCAGATTTTTCACGTCGGTTTTCCGCGCAAACAGCATATTTGATTGCAATGTCACGTAATCGGGCGGCACAATAGTCTTAGTGGTGGCCTCACCATACAACACATGCATTTCGTCAAACTCATACACTTGTGCCACGTTCCACAACTCAATCTCATTAACGTGCAAGATGCATTCATCCGCCCGGTACAATTTTCCAAAAGCAAACGTCGGATTAACGGCACTATCAACGTAGCCGTGCGCCCTGATACTGTTTTCCTGTGTTTTCGCGCGTTCGTTGTTGCTGTAATCGGTGTCCGCCTGCAACGTCCGCACAAATTTTGATCGTGGGCAGATTGCAATACCCCACATGTCGAAACATGTGTTTTTACGTAATCTGAGATTCGTAAACCTCACGGCCGCGTGTATACCCGTTCGGAAGGGGTCATTATAATTGGCCAATACGTCTTCAAGCGGCGTGTCAACGATACGTTTGCACGCCACTTGAAGAATATCCGAGGGTATAGGCGCAAACTTCACCGGCAAACGACGGCCATTGATAAACGCATGATGCATTGACGTAACGTCAAGAGACGCCACGTTATCCACGACAACGCTAGCGGTTTTCGCGCTCGTAAACGTCAAACCGCCGCGAAAACATGCCTTACGCAACGCATAGGACTCATAGTTTTTCGGAAACTCCTGATTACACGTCGTTTCAAAAGCGCGCTGTAACGTGATTTTCCTACCGCCTTGCAACGTGACGCGCCGTCCGCCAATCTCACGGCGCGCCATCTGCCGAACAAGTGACGTTTTGGTCAGCACGCGGCACCCCAGCATGTCAGGCGTGAGCCAATGGTTTGCACGCAATAGCCATTGCAGATACTGCGGTATCACCTGCACATCACGCCGCGCGTAAAACAGTTCTTCTTCGGTCAACGGCGTTTCAGGTGTACGTACCAGCGTGTAATCCCAATCGCCAACCGCCTTAGGCAAGCCGCACGTCTCACCCATAGCACGCAACCCGCCCATTTCGAGATAGAACGTATCCCAAAAACGGCATACCACATTACCATCAACGCACAAATCAAGCGTGTACACGCTGGTAGCGGTTTGCGCGTTGACCTCAATCGTATATGATTGCGCCAATTCCAACAGAAGCGTCTGCATATCAAACATGAGATTATATGCCGCGATCATCGGCACATAACCATGAGCACGACCATACATAATCAAATCATCAATGTACGCCAGCGCTTCGGACGTATGACGGTAAAAACGTACATTGTCCGTATCGGGGTCATACGATTCCAACGGGATGTCCCGCAAATCGTTGAAAATATACAATATCGGATATGCGCGCGTTTCGGCACCCTCACCGATATTCGTTGTTTCGGTGTCGAATATCGCCGCAACCCTGTAATCTTTACGTGCTTTCATCGTACCACGTCAGGGGAAACCGCCACCAGCCATATCGGACTACCGCCGTCGGTATCCGTATAATCCTCCAACTCGCCCATATGCGCTTTCATGTTTTTGGCGTATTGCAACACTTTTTCATTTCGCGCCATAATGGTGTCAAAAAGCTCACTCAACGAATCCGCGTCATATGCCTTCATGACAGCCTCCAATCGTTTGTCAGGCGGAATGTTCGGCTTCTGCCATATGTTTTGTGTGTATCGCCAAAAAATCTTGACTTTTTCCCGACCAAGCTCACCCAACACGCTCGGCTGTCCCTTGGATGCCATTCTCATCTCGGTGCGGAAAATGTTAAACGAGCGTCTACGTTCCATTGCGCGGCCTTTGCCGCCGCGCACCTCGCCAACCTGTCGCACGAGCGTATCCGCGACTTCGTTGGCACGCTGATACAATTCCTCACGCATGGCGCGATTGCTCACGCGCCCGACATATGTTTTTTTCAACTGCGATTCAAGCCGCTGAATATAATCCCGTCGCGCGTTTGCCTCGCTCTCGGGCATGACGTCCGTGATACTTTTTTTCAGACTGTTTATCGCGCGGGTTACGCGCTTGCGTTTCGCGGTTAAAACGTCCGCCTGTTTACGCGCTCTAGACATGATTTTATCACCCTCATAAAAAAAAAAGCGCCATATTATTTTATGGCGCTTTTTTTCTCATTTCAAACTACTTGATTTCCAGCGATTTAGTAGACCTGCCACCACCAAGCGGCGTCTTTTTCACTGTCACGGGGATACCGTTCGGCGCGTTAAAATCAGGGAACATGTCATAAATATCCAACACGCTACGATAAATGCCCTGTGACTGGCTGAAATACGTATTGCCGTCATTTGCAAAAAGATAGACGTTAACGCACTTCTGCCCCGTCTGAGACCGCACGCCCGGCGTGGTGTACGCGCCAATGACCGTTAGCGGCGTGTCACCGATAGCGTTCAACGACAATGCACTGTTACGCGCGTTGACAATGGCACGTTTGCCCTCAAAAGTGCTGTTGTCCATCGTACAAATGTAACGATAATTGTCAACAGGGGTCGGGGCGGTTTCATTAGCGGTGTCGTTCATCTGTTCATTGTTTTCGGTCATGATGTTTCCTTCCATAATCAGAACTCGGTTTCATTATCGTTGTCGGTATCGTTGTCGTTAGGGGACACGCCGTGCTCGGTTACGACACGTTCGGCATGTGCGATAAACGTGTCAACTTCCATAGCATACGTTGTCTTATGTACGGTGATATCATCAATCAGGACGTTGACGATACCCGCGTCCATAAGCGCCTTAACTGCTTTTTCAACGGTGCGAATATTTCCGGTAGTATGAAACATTTGCATTTCGCCGTTTCGGTCATAGTAGCTGATATCGCTATCAGCGATTACCTTACGAATCTTACGCATATTATTATCCTTTGTATCTGTTTTTATGTTAACATTTTTGCTAACACATATATTTATAGCATAAAAATCGGCGTGTGCAAAAAGCGACACGCCGACTATTAACAATGGTTATCAATAACGCAAAATCTGACCCGGATAAATCAAACTCGGGTTAGACAAACCATTAACCGACGCGACACGTGCCCAATCGGTACCGAAAACAGCCCACAAACTATCACCCGGTTGCACCATATACGTGCGCACCGCACTCGTATTAGACTGCGCAACAGTACCACCGCCATAGCAAACGGTTTCGCCGGGATATATCACATTGGGATTACCGGACGCATACCCCGTCCAATCAGACCACGGCCATAAACCAGTCGCCGCCGCGATACCGGCCAACGTGTCACCCGGCCCGACCGTGACACACGTAGACGCGCAACCCGCATCCGGCACCGGAGCCGGAGCCGGTGCCGAAACACCGCCATCACGCTCGCCACGCGCATAAGCGTCCCACTGCCACCGCTCGCCACGGAAGTAGTTTAAGTCCAACGGGCCATAACCCGACACGTAACCGTTAGATGTATACTGTCGCATGGCCTCACCATACGCGCCATAAAGCCACGGCACCGCCTGATAACCAGTCGGCGCGTTAGACGCATATTGTGCAACCCAAACACCGCAATGCTCACGCACATACGGCGTGAGCTGACCCAACGAATACGCCCCCGTATAAACGACAGGCCATACTCTCGTACGGTCATACACGCGCCGCACCCAAGTCTCGACCCACGTGCCGTTACCAAACTGCGGATTATCATCAGCCTCCCAGTCTAATGCAAGCACGGCACGCCCGACATATCCGGCAACGTTATCTACAAAAAAATCAGCTTCAGCAACAGCGTCATTGCCCATTGCATAATGATACACGCCGATACTTTTACCGCTGTCCACTGCACGACCGAGCTGATAATTTGCGGCCTGATTAACGCCATTGACCAGACAGACATTATTAAAACCGCCAACACCCCAAGTCGCACCGGCCACAACAAAATCAGCGTCGAGCGCATACGTATCGATATCACACTGCCAATTGCTCACGTCAAAACCACGCATATCCGCGTATGCAGACGGCACAAAAACCAACGACAACACGCATACGCACGCCAATATGCTACGCCATATTCGTTTCATCAACATTATCATCCCCCTTATCATTCTTAAGCAAGGCTATAAGCTCTTCAGTCAAAACATTGTTCTTCGTCATCAAATCATTAAAATCACGGAACGTCGTGGCAATAAACCACGCCATCCCACAACACGCGACAATCGGGAAACCCACACTACCCACAAGGGTAGCGATAGAACTCATATCCATATGCATACACCTCATACAAAAAAAGGCCACAACATGCCAAACGGCATGTCATGACCTAATATATCACACTAACAATAATGATAACGATTCTCAATAACCGTGGCCTATCCGGGAATTGAACCCGGCCCGCACATCTTATAAGGATGCCGTTCTAACCACTGAACTAATAGGCCAAACAACACCATACTACACCCCCGTATCCTTCCACAAACTCAACTGCATTAAAGCAATATCATCCGCATAATGCGCCATCACAAAATCAAACAAACCAACACAATCAGAATCACACCCAGTCTCATAATGCCCTACGCGCATACGATGTACACGACGTGAGCCCTTAACCATACTACCACCTATATAAAAACGCTTACGACCATTACAACTATGATAATCCATCACACCCAATGTCTCCTACTATAACCGAGAAACACCATACTTACATTATCACCAAAAGACACCATATTATCCCACGTAAAACCAATTGGAAACATATGCACTATTCCATCAAAATCAGCGTAACATTCCACAAAATCATAATAACTATAACCCATCTCAAGTAAACGACGAACACAATAATAATTCATAAAACTACACCTAAACATTTAATCACTCCTTTTTTGTGTTGTTTTTTTTGTTGACACCTCAAATATAGCACACACAAAAACACGACACGCCGAAACGTCACGTTTTTTCCACGCGCACCTCCGCGTACCACACGACACACCACACGTCAAACTTG